AGCGCCGCCCATGGCAGAAAGGGCGCGATAGCGGCCGCCGTCATCACAATGCCCGCCCACGCCGCCGACGCGGCGGCCGATATCGCGGCGCCCGCGACGCCAAGGTATGCGCCGGCAACGGTGCCCAATCCGAAGGTCTGCACCGCGGCGAGCACAACTTGCGCCTTTTGCACGGCCATAAAGAAGAGCGTCTTGGCGGCCGCCCATGCGGCGCCGAGCCCGACGAAGCGGTAACGAAGCCCCATGAGCGCGAGCGACCGGGCCCCGACCGCCATGCGCCAAAGGGCTTGCGCGCGCTCGACGGCAAACTCGCGAAGCGACGCGATGCGAAGGGCGACTTTCCACAGCCAGAGGTTGCGCGACTCGGCGCCGGCCGCCCACATCGCCGGAATGACGGCCGAGAAGATGAGCGCCGACAGCGCAGCAAGCGGCGCCCATAGCGCCCACCCGGCATCGGTGAGCCAAGTCATGGCGCGCGTAACGCCGAAGATGACGCCCCAAAGGGCGCCCATCGCCGCCCCGATGCCGCCGACAACGGCTCGAAGGTCTTGCGCGATGACCGCCCGGTTTGCCTGGAACCAATCGGAAAACTCGCGCACGAGCCCGTTAACGACCGGCAAGAGTTCGGCGCCGATAGTGCGCGAGATGCCCGTCATGAGTTCGGAAAGCTCGCGCATCGAATCTTCAAAGCGCACGCCGGCCGAAATCGTGTCGTCGCTCAAGATGACGCCGAAGCGTTGCCCCTGCTCGACCATCGCGCGCACGTGCGCCGAGCCCTCGGCGAGCACGGGAACCATTCGCGCACCCGCCCTGCCGAAAGCTTCGACGGCGGCATCGACGCGCGCGGCCGGGTCGAGCTTTTGGATTCGGTCGGCGAATTCGTAAACGTAGGCGTTAACGTCTTTAATGCCCTTGCGCGCGAGCATCGAGAGCGCCTGCGACATGTCCTGCAGCGACAACCCCGCGAAGCCGCCGACATACGTTAGCTCTTGGAGTTGCTGCGCTGAGACGCCCGCGCTTTGCGCGAGCTCATCGACGGCATCGGCGTGCGCCGCCGTTTGCGTGACAACCCCGACCATCGCCTGCGCCGCACGCTCGACGCCGCGCACGAGCAGGTTATAGGCGTCGCGCACCCCTTCGACGGCAACAACGCCCTTCACGAATGACGCGGCGTCGACCTCGAGACCGATTAATGCGAAGAGCTCGCGAAGAATCATCGCCCACCCCTTGCCGCCCGGTCTCGGGCTCGCTTATCGGCCTCGGCCTGCGCCTCTTCGTACGCGTCGAGATATTCGTTAGCGAGCTTGACGTCGAGAAGCGACCATTGCGTTTCTATCTCCGAAAGGGTCGCCATGCCTCGAATAACAAGCCGATATATGGGCCAGAGAATCGGGCTTACGCCGCTGAGAGCGACGCCGGAATCGCCCTCGCCGCGCCGAGCATCTCGCCGAGGGCTTGCCAAAAATCGCCGAAGTTAACGGTGAAAGCGAACTTGGCGACCTTCACGAGCAACCCCAATTGCCCCGCAAAAGCGGTCTCATAGGCGGGGGTGCCGAGGTCGGTGCCGTCGAGATGCACCGATGAGCACAACTCGCGCGCGATGCTCGTCACCTCGGCAGGGGTGAGCTTCGAGAAGAGCATCGATGCTGCAGCGTCGACCCGAATGTGCTCGAGCACGTTCGATGCGTTGAGCCCCTTCGCCGTCTCCGGCATGCCGCCGGCGAGCGCAGGCGCGACAATGTCGAGAATTCGGGTGAGCACCGCGAGCCCTCGCGAAGCGGGCAGGGGCGTCACGACAACCTGCCGCCCGTCGATGACCGCCGTTTGCGTCTTAACCATTTAAGGCCCCCGTGCGAGCCGTAGCGTTAGAGCGGGTTAATGCCGCCGACGAAGTAATCGGCCGCGGCGTCGGTGCGAAACACCCAAGTGCGGTCGGTCAACTCTTTGCCGAATTCGATTTTGGGGCGCTTTTGAATCCACGTCCGCGCCGCCGTCATCCGGGTACCGCCGTTGAGCTCTTCGAGCGAAAACTCGCGGACGCCGGTGCGGCTCATCTCGTCGGCGATGGCAACGCCCATGAGAAGGTCATTCGTTGGGCTCGATGCCATGAGCGTTACAGTAATAGTCGCGCCCCGATTCTTTGACTGGGTGCGCGTCGAGAAGCCGTCGGCGCCGATGACCGGCGTAAACGCATCTTCGTCGCGCTCGACCTCAACAAAGGTGCCCGACGCGAAGCCCGAGAAGCGAATGCCGCCGAAGTTGACGGCGATTTGGTCCGGCGAATAAGTGCGCATCGGCATAGGGCGACCCCTTAGACGGCGATGTTTCCGGTAATGGCGACGCGGTGCACGCCGTTGCTGTAGGTCGCGCCGAATTCAATCGCGTTGAGCCGGCGCGCCGAGCGGTCGGCTGCGCTCGCGCTCGCGGCTTTCGGCACGCTAACAAAGGGCGGGGGGTCGTCGACAATGGCCCCCTTTTCTTGCTCTTCCTGCAGGCGCGCGCGCACGAGCCCGGCAAGCGCCGCAAAGCCGGCGTCATCGTAGGGCACCTTTTCCGACCGGGCGAGGTACGTCGCGACGCCCTCGGCAAGCCGCGCCCTGAGGTAGTGCACGAAGCGCACGAAGTCGATGTACCCGCCCGAGAGCGTCTTGCCCTCTTGAGTCACCCGAAGCCCGCCGAGTGAGTAAAACCACCCGACGTTTCGCGCGCGCAGGGCGGTCTTCTGCGTTTCAGTAAGGTTCGAAATGCCCGGGCCCACGAGCGCTTTAAGGGCCCACGTTTCGGCGCCCGGCTCGGTCGGCAGCAAGCGGCCGGCGATTGCGGCGTCGAGAAAATCGTCGCTCGCGCGCGAGTAGACGATTGCGGTGTTGCGATTGGCGTCGATTCCGGCGGTCTCGACAAAGGTGTCTGCGCCGGCGAGTAGGTCGGTGTTGACCGATTGCGCAATGTAGAGGTTTTCGCGCGTCTCAACCCACCCCGAAATCGCCGCAATCTCGGCTTCGGAGTTGAACGGGTTGAGCACGGCGTACCACTCGGAATTTTCGGCGGCGATTTCGTCCAGGTCCGTCGCAACCCCGGGGTCGGCGTGCGTCTGCCGAAGCCGCAACAGGGCGGGGTTTTCGACCGAGACGGCGGCGAAAGCCCCGGGCGTCGCGCCCGTAATCGTGAGGTTGTCGCCAGCAACGGCGAGCGTGAGCCCTTCGACGGTGCCGGCGTTCGCGGCAAGCCCGGTCGAAATCGCCGCCGCGGTCGCGCCCCCGCCCGTCGTGCTCGTAAAGTTGACGGTCATATCGCCGATGCGCACCCGATAAGAGGTGTTGTCGGCGGGCGTCGGGGTGAGCGTGAAAACTTGAGTCGGCAGGCGCGTGCGCCGACCGATGGCGACCCGCTCGGGGCGGGGCGTTTGCGCGAAGATGCGCGCGAGCATGAGTCGGGTCGGGTGCCCCTCGGGGAAGTTGCCCTCATCGAGATTCGCCATGCCGGTGACAAACTGCACCCGCTCGTTATGACCGACGCCGAAGCCGCCGGCGTGCAACACAAGCGGCACACCGAAGCCGGCGGCGCTCGCGGTGGCGGTCTCGCTCGTAATCGTGATTGATACCAAGTCAGCTAGCGCCAAGGCGATGCCCCCTATTCGGCGAGAAGCGGTCCGTTAACCGTCACATGCTCGACGTAAGTTGTGCGCTCGGCGCTATCGTCGAGCACCGCGGCGCGAATGTCGAGAGACGCGCGCCCAGCGAATTCTGGCCCGAGAAACTGCTCGAGCACCGAGATGCTGCCGACCTCGAGCACCGAGATTCCAGCGCCCGCAAGCATCGCGCGAAAGCGCGGCAAGTCGACACTTGAAGCAATCTGCCCGAGCAGGCTTCGAATTTCGGTCTCGCCGGTGTCGCGCGCGGCGACCCCCTGTACGCCGATGCCGAGCTCGATGGGGCGAATATACCGGGCTTCGACCTCTTCGCCGACGCGGCCGGCATCGAAGGTGCGGTGCTCAATGGCCGTCGAGCCGTGCCGTGTGTTTTGCGTGAGCCGAAGCACGAGATAGGTCGACTCAGGGGCACCGCGAATCGCGTTCGCCCACAAGACCGAGTCGGGCGGCAGGCCCGACGCGGCGACCGCCCAATCAAAAACGGCGTGCTCGAGCGCAACCCAGTCGAGGGCCATGCTAGACACGCCCCCGCTTGACGGCTATCGCCCGGAAGTAGCCGCCGAGCCCTGAGCGGTCGGCAACCTCTGTCACCTCGAAGACCTCATCGCCGATAGCGATGCGGTCGGCTTCGTTGGCTTCATCGAGCACGCGCAGGGGCGACGCCGAGTAAACCCGGCGGGCGTCCGTCGTCCGCACCTCTTCAGGCAGGCGCACAACTTCTTCGGCACTGAGCGGCAACACGACAAGCCGCAACGTCACGCTCTCTTCGGTGCCGGCAACAGGGCGGCCGCGCGCCGTTGTGCCTCGGGTGCGCCGGGTGACGACATAGGCGCTCGCGAAGCTTTCGAGCACGCCGCCGAGATTCATCGCCCACCCCGACCGCCCGGGGCGAGGTCGCCGACGAGCCCGGCAAGCCAAGTCACGGCGCCGACCATTCGGCCGGTGTCGATGAGCGTGCGCGGCAGCTTCGAGGGGCCCTCAAAGCCGACGTTATCGCCCGCCTGCTCGAGCTTCTTGCCGCTCGCCCGCCATCTCTTGAATTGCCGCTCGCCCTTCCGAAGCTTGCGCACGAGCGTCTCGTACGATTGCAGGGGGCGCACGTCGCCGTTGAACACCCATTGCTTGACGTCGTTCGCGGCACGCATGCCGATGAGGTCGAAGTAAAACTTGGGCGACCGCACGGTGCCGCGGCCGGCGTCGAAGGCGCGCTCAACCATCCCCTGCAAGAGGTCGGCGTACTCGCGGCGCTTCTTGTCGATGGGCTCGGTTATCCAGTGCCGCGCCGGTATGCCGCGCGAGGGCGCGCCGAATTCATGCACGGCGGCAAGTAGGGCTGTCTCGAGCCATTCGGGGCGGCTTGCCGCCTGCCCGGTACCGAGCACGCCGACCTTGACGCCCCACCCCTTAAAGCCCTTGAGCACCGCAACGGCCTTGTTTAGGCCTCGGTCTTTGTCGCGAAGCTTTGCGGTCGGCTTGACTTTCATAGGCTCAGAGAATCGCCATGCCGACAACGCATCGCCGAATGAGGTCGCGATATGCCTGCCCGTAGGGCGTCGAGTCGAGCTCACCTTCGCCGCCTGCGCCCCGGGGCGCGGCGTACGTGCGCGAAACGTCGCCCACGGACTCGCTCGCAACGGCGCCGTTCGCGCCCCTGCGCGTTGTGACGGTCGCGAGATGGGCGGCGAGATAGGCACCGGCGAGCCCTGCGACTTCGAGGTTGGGCAAGACGTCGGGGTTTAGCTGCAACTTCGCCCGGCGCACGGCGGCGTCGAGCGTCGCGTCGGGCATGGCGGCAAGCTCTTGCCCGAGCTCTTTCACATGCTCGCGGGTAAGGGCGGCATCATTCCACGGCATCGGCGACCCGCCCTTTCTCCGCTACTCGGTCGGCTTCTTCTCTTCGGTAAGCGCCTTGAGCTCGGCAATCTGCTTCCGGATTGCCTCTTTGACGCCCTTGCGGCGCTCGAGCGTGAGCCACGTTTCAAGCGCCGAGTTGTCGAAGGTGTCGCTTACGACTTTCGTCGCTTCGCGCTCGTTGAGCCCGGCAAGGGGGTAGGTATTGGTAAGCGGGGTTGTGCCCGTCGAGCCGCCGACCATCGCCCCGCCGGTGTCGCCGCCGCTCGTGCCGCCGACAACCTCGACAGTGCCCTCATCGAGCATTGCCTTGAGCGCGGGGGGCATCTTGTCGCCCTGCACCCGCTCCCACTCTTTGTCGTCAATCTGGTTATTGCCGGGCCCGAGCCGAATCGTGCGCGAAACCATGATGACGTTGGTTTTATTATTCTTAACGATGGGCATGGGGTTTCCTTTAGACGCCGTCGGCGTAGCACATCGAGAAAGGCACCCAGAGAATCACGCCGCCGCAACGGGCATGACAAGGGGTAACGTATTCCATGCCCTTTTTATCCGGTTCGAATTGCTCGAACTCCTGCGGAATAACCAACTGCAAATGGTCGGCGCTTCGCCGATACACAATCGCCCGGTCGAGCGACCCGTCGCCGGCGCCCGCGAGAGCATCCCATTCGTCGACGTTGCGAATGTATTGATTGTTCGCCAGGAAAAACTTGAGAATCGTTGTCTCGGTGCTCGTATCCATGCGCCGGGTCGACACGACCGTAAACGCATTGGGCGGCAGGAGTAGGGTGTCGGGCGCTTCGAGTCCCTTGGTTGTCGTGCGAATCAGCCCGACCATCGCATTAAGGTCGGCAACAATCTCGTCGCCGCTCTTGTCCTCGAAGCTCGACGTTGCGCCGTCGGCGGCGCCCACGGGTACCGTGTACTGCAGGGCGTTCGGCTGATTTACGAGCCCGTAAAAGCCGTCCTGCGGCGAGCCGTATTTAGCAAGGTGCTCGATGCCCTCTTCGATTGAGCGGCGCGCGCGATTCGCCTTGCGCTGCTCGAGGTCAACGCCGGCGAGGGTCGCCGTGCGAATCTCCTGAATATTGTAGCCGTACGAAGAGCCAAGGCCCCGGATGCTCGCCGAGAACTCTTTCGTGAAGAGGTCGGAGCGCGGGAAGTCATGCGCGTAATCGCTTATGAGCCGCCAAGTGCCCGCAGCGTCGTATGAGCGCCAAAATACGTGCGTCGCGCCCGTATTAGTTTCATTGTCAACCGGGATGAAATTGCGCGCCCGAAGTTCGGGGTAGCGCACCTCATAAAGCCGGTTACGAATCTGCGCCGTCTGATTGGTAAAATAGGCGGTCTCGACGGCATCGAGGCGACCCGCGGTCTCGGATGTACGAATGGCCATTGATTAACCTTTCAGGCGCCCGGATTAGAGGTGCGATGCGACAAGATTCGCGTTGAATTGCAAGACGGCGACGCCGCCGGCCTGCGCCGCCGTGAGGTAACGGGCTCCGCGAAGCTCTTGGGCGGTGCCGGTGTCGGCGCTCTTGCGCCATGCGCCCCGTTGGGTGCCGCCCGCGCCGGCGGCGAAGCGGCAGAAGGCCCGGTCGTAAGGCAGCACGGCCTCTTCAACCTGCACATAAATCACCCCGTCGACCGAAAGGGAAATATGCGCCTTTGGCTTGAGCCCGACGGCGCCCAGCTGCCGAGAGTCGTAGGTATTCGAATGCAAAACGATGCCGACAATTGGCTGTCCGGCCGCGCTCGGCAAGAGGACCGTCGAATCCGACGCACCCTTAATGACACCGACACCGAAGGGCATCTCGAGCGTGGCTTCGCCATTGGAAACGCTTCGGTCGTAGCCGATGTAAAGGTCGGCTTTCATGCCGCCAAAGCCAATTGGCGCGAGCTCGTTATATGCAGTCTGCATAGCGGCTTTTCCTTTCTACAGGCGGCGCAAGCCGCGGATTAAGAGCGAGCGTCTTTCGAGTAGGCGAGCGGGGCGGCGTGCGCCTTGCGGGCGTCGAGCACCATCGACTCACGCGTATCGCCACGAGCCCCGCCACCGGCGGGCAGGGCGTCGGCACGAGCCCGGGCAACCGCCGGCACCGTCGACTTGCTGCGCGTTTCGAGGGCGAAGTCGAGTCGGCCGCGCACGTATTCGGCCGACTTGCCCGAAGCATCGACGTCGGGCGCGAGCTTCTTGAGCATCGCGACATCGAGCTCGGCGTCGGTCAACGCGTCGAGCTTCACCTCGGCGCCGAGCACGTCGCCGGCGAGCCGCTCGCGCTCGAGCCGGGCCCGAAGCTCGGTGCGCACCTTCGCCGGGGCGGCTTCGAGGTCTGCCCGCACTTTCTTAAGTTCATCTTCGAGGGCATCGGCGCGCGCCTTGAGCTTCTCGGCTTCGCCCTTCGCCGCGGCGACGGCGGCCGCGTTCGTCGCTTCGGCGTCTTTCCGGGCGCCTCGCTCGGCGTCGAGCGCCTGCGCCGCAGTCTCGGAAAGCTCGAGGTCGATGCCGTTAATAGAGCGCTTTACCATTGTCGTTTTCTCCGGGTTTGGCGGCTCCGGCACGGGCTCGCCTTGAATCGCATCGCCGGCATCGAGTCGAATCCGAACATCGGGCCCGGCACGGCCGCGGCTCACAAGGGCGATGTGGTTGCCCCGTATGTTCGTTTGCCTGCAATCGTAGCGAATGCCCCGCCACTCTCCCGGGGTCGGGTCGATGTCGCACGTATAGCCGCACGAAACCTCGCGTTGTCCCTGCGCTTCGGCTTTCGTGATGAGCTCGCCGTCGAATACCGAAAGCGGCGCCCGCACATACTCGCCGTCGGGGGCGACCTCATCGCCGCTCGTGCCGCACGAATACTTGCGAGCATTCGCCGCGGTAACCATTTCGGTCGGGTGCCCGTCAGTTACGGGTATTTGACGGAAGGTCGACAAAGACGCCGGCGAGAAGACCTCTTCGGGCGGCCGGAATTCGCGGCGCTCGGTGCCGTCTTCGTTCAAATACGTAAAGACCCCGGCGCGCGTTATGTACGCGTCGACCCTGAGAAAGCCGTGCGACGTGCGCTCGGCTTTCCGCAATTCCCCTTTGTCGAAGCGGCGAACGGGCATCGGTCTTAAGCGCGATGCTACGGGCGGCAGGCGGCGAGGTTTACCGGCGACAACGCAAGCGCGGCAATCGTGGCGATTTCGTCGGCTTTACGCAAGTCGGCGACGCGTCGGCTTGACGCTCACCGTTGATTAGCAACGCTCGACCACCAAAAGAGAAGCCCTATTGCCACGAGCAACACGCCGATTACGAGCACGGCGCCAACAAGGGCGTCATCGGTAATTGAGGGCTTTCGCATGGGGCGAGATTTCCGGGGCTCGAACAATGCGCGCAGGCGGTCGGCGCTTGCGCCTATCTCATCGACGACGGCGCGCAGGCGCTCGGGCGTCATGCCTGCTCGACGCGCTCGACATTTTGCGCGAGCGCCGACTGCCGCGCCCCATCCGGCGTCTCGAGCGTTACCATGAGCGGCTCTTCGCCGTTTTTCCAGAACTCAACGAGTCGCCCGAC